CAACAGCAAGTAGACAAAATCTGGACAGAATCAGCAATCGCAGAACAAACACTAGCAAACCAAAGACTGGAAGCACAAGGCATCAAAGCAAGAACAGACGCAACTCAAACAGATACTAAATTCAAAAAAGATACAATGAATGTGCGAGTAGCACAAGAGACTCAAAAACTTATAGGTCAAGTTACAGACAACTCTAAAAAACAGCAAGAAATCAAAAATCTATTATCTTCTAAAAAATTAATAGACGCAAACACTAACCAGGCAAATACAAAAACAATTCTAAATACACAAGAACTGTTAATAAAACAAGGCGTCAGCAAACAGCAAGCAGAAGATCTAGCTAAATCACAAATGGAAAACGAACTCCTAGAACAAGGAATCACACCAAACATGGCAATCTGGGACATCGTATTCAGAGCAGACTGGAAATTAGGAAACAAATAAATTAATATAAATATGTCAAAACATGAGAAACAACAAACAATTCAACAGAAGGAAACCTTTATCATTTGCCAGCTTACTGGCATACACTATCCTAGTACTAACATTCCTTCACGTCACCTTATTAATTATAACCAACTAAAAACACTATTCAATGTCAAAACAAAAAGAATTCCAAAAAGCAATTAAGGAACAATTACAAAAATTAGATACTAAGAAAAAAATGATCTTAGAACTATCTAGACTATCATATTATAAATCAGAAATAATAAACAAATTATGGCACGTAGAAAATCAAAAAGGAGTTTCAAAAAAAAATCAACCTACCTCAGTAAAAAATTCAAAACCGCTAGAGGCGGAATAAGACTATAAATATATGTGCTTCAAGCCACTTAAAATAAGACTAACAAAGAAGGAGATAATTGAGGGATATCCCCAACTAATAAATTCTTATCATTCTGGTAACTATTATCCTATCAAATACCGGGAGGTGGCATGTGGCACTTGTATAGACTGTACAAAAAAATATCAAAGAGACTGGATCTTCAGACTCAAACAAGAGGCAAAAATCAGCATCAATCAATCATTCCTAACTTTAACATACAGACCGGAATCATTAACACCAGAAAACAATTACAAAGACAGACTTGTCCTGGAGAAAAAGCACCTTCAAACATTCCTCAAATCAGTAAAAAGAAAACAAACCAGATTCTTAAATAAACTACAAACATTCGAAAGCTTAACCTGGCCTAGAATAAAATACTACGCTTGTGGAGAATACGGAGGAAAATACATGAGACCACACTACCACGCAATTATATTCAACCTTCACCCAGTAATAGCATCACAACTCAAATCAGTATCATACGAATACAAACATACAGATACCTGGAAATACGGAAACATAGACTTAGAACCACTAGGCGACAACGCAATAATATACGCTACAAAATACCTAGGCAAGGAACACAAACCAGATGGAATACTCAAAAAACACAATCCCTTCAATCTTATGTCACCTAACATCGGTTCATCATATCTCAGACCCTGGACTCATAAATATCATCACGCAAAAAATAATAAAGGATATACACTACCAGTACAAGACTTCAAAATTCCTATGTCAAAATATTACAAAGAAAGACTATATTCAGAAGCACTAAGACCACTACTGGCAGAACAATCAATAAAAGAATACCAAGAACGCAACGAAAATAACGCAAAAATACTAGGCCTAACATTAGAACAATTCGAACAACGCAGACAACGAATAGCAACTCGAAAATATAACAAAAAGAAAAATAACTTCATATTAACAGATAACTAACATGAGCAATCCATTTACAAACATCTTAGCAAACAAACCAAAACGAAACAAATTCGACCTTTCACACGAGAAAAAAATGTCGGCAAAATTCGGACAACTCTATCCAATACTACATGAGGAAGTAATACCAGGAGACTCATTCAGAGTAAACTCTCAAATCTTTATCAGATTCGCCCCACTATTAGCACCAGTCATGCATCGCATTGACGTATTCACTCATCACTTCTTCGTACCAAACCGATTACTGTGGGACAAATGGGAAACATTCATAACCGGAGGCGACGAATCACAACATACAGCACCAGACGACCCTTCACTAAACCCAGAATTCCCTTACTTAGCAATCCTGGAAGGAAACAAATCATCATACGCAAAAGGATCATTAGCAGACTACTTCGGCATACCAATACCAGACGGAACACTACCTTCCGGAGCAACAGACGCAATTCATATATCAGCATTACCTTTCCAAGCTTATCAACTAGTCTACCAAGAATATTACAGAGACCAAAACCTAGTACCTAAAAACGTAGAACCACTATCAGAAGGAAACAATACTTCATCAACCGGAGTACTTATGGAGTTCCAAGAACGAGCATGGGCAAAAGACTACTTCACTTCAGCCTTACCCTGGACACAAAAAGGAGGCGAAGCCGAAATACCATTAGCATTCGACCCAACATCACAAACACAAATACTAAATTCACTTACTGGAAACCCGTCAGACGGAAACCTGGAAGCATCATCACCAAACGGATACCTAACTTCAGACGGAACACTAGCACGAATCCAACCTGGAGAAATCAACGCAGTAAAAGTAAACGATCTTAGAAAAGCAGTCAGACTACAAACATGGCTAGAAAAACAAGCCAGAGGTGGATCACGTTACATTGAACAAATAAAAGCACACTTCGGCGTAAATTCATCAGACAGCAGACTTCAGAGACCCGAGTACTTAGGAGGCTCAAAACAACCAGTACAAATATCAGAAGTACTAAACCAAACCGGAGCAACAGACGACTCTGGAGGTGGATCAGACATAGAATTCACACCCCAGGGAACAATGACCGGACATGGCATATCAGCCGGATCAGGAGGATTCAAACGAACCTTCGAGGAACACGGACAACTAATTTCAATAATGAGCGTCGTTCCAAAACGAGCCTATCAACAGGGACTACACAGAAAATGGAGAAAATTCGATAAATTCGATTACTTCTGGCCAGACTTCGCACACTTAGGCGAACAACCGGTATACATGACAGAAATATTCTGCGAGCATACATCAGATTCAGTAGACAACTTCGACGTAGCATTCGGATACCAACAAAGATACGCCGAGTACAAATACGCAGTAGACAACGTTTCAGGAGACTTCAGAGACAACCTAGCATTCTGGCATATGTCAGATATATGGGAAAGCAAACCCTTCCTAAACGAAACATTCATTACATGCAGACCTAGAACAGACATCTTCGCAGTAGATGACGGAACAGATTACTTATGGATCCAAATTTATCATAAAATAGATGCAATCAGACCTATACCTTACTTTTCAGTCCCAGAACTATGATCTGGAACGAACTAACACAGAGCGCCCTACAATATGGGGCGTTCATTATAGTACTAATAATATTAATAAAAGCAATTAAAGACATACAAAATGGGAAAAGCAACTAAACCAGTACAGAGAAAACAATTCCAACCTTACAAACACCCAGGAGGTGGAGAAGTATTAACAATCCCCGACGACGCATACAAAATCAGAGACTTACTAGTAAAATTCTCAAATGGTGTACTTCCTGAAGGATACACCAATAAAACAGCAACCTACCAAAACGGAGACTTCGATTCAGCAGACTTAGAAAAAGTCAGACAGCAAGACTTATCAGAAGTATCAAACTTCATGCAATCAAACAACGCAAGAATCATGAGATTACAAGAGGAACGAAATAAACTCAACCAAAAACAAAACGAACCAGACGCAACAACAAACGACGACGAATAAAACGACGACGAAAACAAAAAGGATGGTCAGTTTTGACAGAAGGGGTGTATAGATTTATCTATATGCCCCTTCATCATTAAAAAATCGTTCCTATAGAGCGAAGCGAAAACCGAAGCGAAGCGAGAGGTAACTAACCAACCTTGCTCCCCCTTGGGGGACGGGAGGGGGAAAAAACAACAGCACACACATAAAAAATAAGTGGACTGGCAACTTGTTGACAACCAAGCAAATGCGTCCACGACAAACACCACCGAAAATAAAAAAGCAAATTAACATTTGCGTATTCAAAAAATAAATGTATTTTCGCCCTTATACTCCTTGACTATTATGGCCTACATGCGTCAAGAAAACTAAAATAGAGCAAAACAATGGCAGCAAACTTACTCGGAATGGCTGGAATACAAACAGCCGGGAACTTTATAAATTCAATCTTCGGAAATAAGCAACGTCAAAAAATGGCAGATCTTCAATACCAGAGATCGATCAAAGACAGAGACAACGAAAGAGAGTACATGTCACCCAAACAACAAATGGCACGTTTCAAGGAAGCCGGACTAAATCCACACTTAATATATGGACAAGGTACACAAGCATCAGCCGGCGCACAACCAAGCTACCAAGCCCCAGACATAGAAACACCAAAAATAGAGGGACTACCAGAAGCGGCCGGAACTATGGGAAAACTAGGCAACCAAGCCAGAGGACTAGACATACAAGACAAACAATTCCAACAATACGCTATATCAGAATCATTCAACAACGCATTAAAACAAGCCCAAACAGACAGAACAAAAATACAAGCCGCCGGCGATCAATTCACCTTAGACAAAAATAACGCAACTTACCAACAGCAAGTAGACAAAATCTGGACAGAATCAGCAATCGCAGAACAAACACTAGCAAACCAAAGACTGGAAGCACAAGGCATCAAAGCAAGAACAGAC